GTACGGAATCCGTACACCTCACAACACCACCGGCATCGGCGTGGCCATCATTCCCCAGCGAAAGAGCGCGCAGGCGCAGGCCACCGCAGGGGAGAGATCCACGCTGTAGTTCTTACGGTCGAAGATCTCGGACTCACCGGAGGTGACGAACCGCGTACGGGTCATCATCATCGCGGTGTTCAACTCGGCCTGGTCGACGTGACTGATCGCCTCCTCCTTGATCGCCTCCTGCAGCCGGGAGTACGCCGCCGCGACGTCGGACTGGGTGAGTCGCACATACTCGATACCGGCGTCGACCAGAGCGGGCTCGATCGCGCGGGCCGCACCGCTGGTGATGGCCACCTCAACGATGTCACGGCGCTCCAGCAGCGCCTGCACCCTCGGCACCACAGAACCGGTGTCACCCATCGACTCGGCGAGCAACAGCACCCGGCCGTCATCGGTGTCACCGGCCACCCCGATGCAGCAGTGTCGCCGATCCGGACTCATGTCGACCACCAGCGCCGCACGTGCGGGCATCTCCGCACCGGTATCGGCCAGCTTCGCCCAGGCCGCGAGGTCGAACGCACTCGCGTCGGGACTGTCCCAGATGCCGAGCGCCTCGCGGCGGAACCCGTCATCGCTCAACCGGCGACGCAGCCGGCGGATCGAGATCACCGGGGTGCGGTGCGGGCACGACGGGTTGGCCTGCATCCACTGGTCGACGTCGTCGATGTCGGCGTCCTCGTCGGCACCACACTCAACCCAGGCAATGTCGGTGGCCTCGCCGGTCAGCGCCTCCTGGCGCATCACTGTGAACATCTCGGCGTTGTCGGTGGGCTTGGGCGGCGTCCCGACGTAGATGTGCAGCCCGAGCCGCGAGGTGTTCAGGGTGGCGAGCATGTCCTGCATCGCACGCTGCGACAGAATCTGGGCCTCGTCGGACATCAGCACATCGACGCCGGGAATGCCTCGGCCGAACCCGCGCTCCCGCGCGCCGAACAGGATGCGCGAACCGTTGGAGAACTCGACGGCCTCGTCGCCGGAGCCGAGATAGACCTTCTTGATGAACGGCTTGACCTTGGTCCGCTTGCAGTACGCCTGCACTGCCTGGAACGTCTCGGAGTTGGTCTTGACATGATGGCTGGTCCAGATGGCCAGCAGGCCGGGATGCTGGACGCACAACCCGAACAGCACCGCGGTCAGCGTGTGGGTCTTGCCGACCTGGCGGGCGATGCTCATACCGAATCCGCCGACCGTGTGGGCGATCACGCCGTCCTCGCGGTGGGCCAGCAGCAGCCCGGCGATACCGTCCTGCCAGCGATCCAGGAAGATGCCGAGCCGCTCGTTGCAGGTGTCACGAATGTCGGGCCAGTACGACCCGGTGATGTCCGAGGGAGCGACCAGCCGCCGGGTCACCTCGGAGAGCTTACGGTCCCGCCGCTCGTCATCAGAGATCGTCGGCAGGGTTCCACTTGGCGCTGGTGCGGCTACCGCCACCGGGACCACCACCTTCCTGCTTCTGGCGCTCCTCCGCCTCGCGGATCTCCTTGACCACATCCTGCAATCGCCGGGTCAGTGGCGACAAGTCCCGGGTCGGGCAGTCCTCCAGCGCCTCGGCCAGCCGATCGCGCACGGCGTAGAGCAGCTTCAGCTCGTCGTTGCTGGCCGCAGCCCCCGAGATGCTGGTCACCGGAAGAACTCCAGCGCCTGGGGTGTACGGGTTCCGTACACCTCTCGCGACTTCATCTCCTGACGCACCCGCTCCAGCGGACGGTGACCGCGCCGCATGTTGCAGTGGTGGCACGACCCGCGCAGATTGGCCCGCTCGAACTTCAGGTCGGGCCGGTTCCTGACGGGAATGATGTGATCGGCGGTATTGGAGACGATCGTGCAGCCGGGAAGACGCAGGCGGCACAGCGGCTCCTCCTTGACCACCTGGTCGCGTAACCGTCGCCAGCGGCGATGGCTGAGTTGACTGACCTGTCGGCGTTTCATCCTCGACCTCCGAGTAGATTGGTGACCTCTATCGACCACCAGGACGGCCCGGTGATCGCCTCGATGCTCACCGACTGATTGGTCAGCGCAGCATCGGCCATCACTATCATGATGGCCTTCAGCCACGGCTCCGGCTTGGCGTCGGGCCGGATGCGGTCCCTGAAGTAGTCGGGCGGGGTGGCCTGCCACTGCTCCAGCTCGCCGTCGAAGACCTTCTCGTTGTCGATGACAATGCGGACGTAGGACATCAGCGCGCCTTCCGGTGTGGGCATTCCACCGACCGCGCAGTCAGGCCGGTGATGAGCTGCTTGCCGTCGATGACGATGCGCGGACTGCTGGTGACGGTGAAAATCGCCAGTGGATCGGTGCGGGTGGTGTCGCACTGGCAGTGCACCGGGATGGTCCGCGCCGGGGCGTTGCGTTCGGCGATGCGCAGGGTGGCCAGCTCCTCGGAGTCCACGATCTCGCACTTCCCCTCGGACTCGATGAGTGCGACGATCGCCTCGCCGAGTAGCTCGGCGGTCTTGTTCGCCAGTTCGGCCATCTGGGGCGGCATACCCGACGTCTGGAACGCCGGGCCGAGCGAGATCGGCATCGCCGGGGTGTTCGTCGCAGGATCGCCGGGGTGGACGAGACCCGAGCGCAAACCGTTGGTGATGAGGTCGGCTATGCGCTTGTTGGGCATTTTCCGAAACTACGGCGCGTCACACACCATGTCAACGACAGTGTCTTACGCTTCGTCCTATGGCCACCCGGTTGCGCGCACCGTCTCCACGCTGGATGAGCGACGCTGAATGCGTGAACCACCAGGACCTGCCGTGGACAGCCGACTTCATGCCGATTCCGACGGAGATCGAGAAGATGTCGTCGGTGTGCAAGCAGTGCCCGGTCATCGTTCAGTGTGCGTCCTTCGCCCTGGCCGACTCCCCAACCGGCGGAGGTTTCTACGCTGGAGTATGGCTCCCCTGGCATGGCGTCGGCACCCGACGCGACATGCATCACGGACGCACCCTGCTGCGGAGGCTGACCCGGGCGAAGCTCTGACTTATGTCAGGTATGCCCGCGACACGCAGAACGTGTCACTGCTATTGACACTGTCGGTGACCAGGGGTTTGATAGTGGTATGGCCGTTGACCTGGACCAATTGCGCTGGGCTGTCGAGACGCTGCGCTGGACCAAGACCCGCAAGCAGGAACTCAAGGAGCTGGAGGAGAAGGCCCGCGACGCCATCGAGGAGGCGCTCGGCCACGACACCGAGGGCATCCTGGACGGCGACGTAGCCGTCACCTGGCGCTACCACAAGCGCACCGCACTGGATCAGCAGGCGCTCAAGACCACGTTCCCCGACATCTACGAGGTGTGCCGCCGCACCACCGAGGTACGGCGTTTTGAAGTGGAGGATCATGACGGAGAGTGACGACTACGACGAGGGTGACGATTACGAGGCCTGGGCCAGGCGGAGTGACCCCGAGACCTCGTGGGAAGCCGCCCGGTCGCAATCCTCCGAGAAGATCAGGATCAGCCAGCGAGACCTCCTGTCGGTCCTGCTGGAGCGGGGCCCGATCACCGATACCGGACTGGTGGAGGCCTACACCGAACTCGCGAGGCGCGGAGAGGTCATCGAACAGTCGCCGTCGGGGATCAGAACGCGCCGCCACGAACTCGTTGACCGGGGCCTGGTCGTCGACACCGGAGAGAAGCAGGTCCTGCCGACCGGACGCCGCGCCATCCTCTGGGACGTCTGGGACTGAACGGCATGGCGCTGTTTGAATGGGGGAACCACGAACAACCAGAAGGGTGGCGAGTGATATATTTCGCGACCCCATCATCTCTGGCAGCTAAACAGGCCATGTGCGACGGTCTGCTCGGATTCATCGACAGTCCGCGCCAGCGAAGCCTACGGCCGGACGGGGTCATGTGGTGCGCCGACAATAGTTGCTACACAGACAAATGGGACGAACACAGATGGTGGCGGTTCCTGGTCAAGCATGCTGGCGACGCTGATTCTTGCGTGTTCGCGGCCGCCCCCGACGTTGTCGGCGATCACCACGCCACACTGTCCCGGTCGCTGCCGTGGTTGCCGAAGATCCGCGACCTGGGCTATCCAGCCGCGTTCGTCGCCCAGGACGGGGCCACCCCAGATGAGATGCCGTGGACACAGTTCGATGTCCTCTTCGTCGGCGGAAGCACCGAGTTTAAGTTGGGGCCCGCAGCCCGCGCACTCATCAGAAGCGCGAAACGTCGCGGCATGTGGGTCCACGTCGGACGGGTCAACTCCTACAAGCGTTGCCGTGCAATGGAAGCGCTTGGTGTCGACAGTGTGGACGGCACCAAATTGACGTTCGAGCCTGACGTGGCCCTTCCCCTCGTCCTGTCGTGGGTGACACGGATGAGGGGCGAACCAGGGTTGGAGATGCAACTGTGAGCGCCGTCGTCCTGTTGTCGGGTGGTTTGGATTCCGCGGTCGCGCTGGCCATGACTGGTGGCGGAGTGGACTGCCTCACTGTCGACTACGGCCAAACCCATGTACGGGAGATCGAGTCGGCACACGCTGTGGCGAAACACTACGCCTGCACCCACACTGTTGTGCATCTTGATCCGGTCCTGTTCGGCGGGTCCGCGTTGACCGGGGACCAAGCCATCCCGACTGGTCATGCTGAAACACCGGACGCCACCTACGTCCCCGCCCGTAACACTGTGTTGCTGGCGTTGGCGGCTGCCCGCGCGGAAACAGTCGGGGCGAAGCGCATCGTCATCGGCGCTAACGCTGATGACGCCGCTGGTTATCCAGACTGCCGTCGCGCATACATCGAGCAGTTCCGCGACGTACTCACCCTCGGAACGATCGGACATGTATGGGTGGCAGCACCGATCATTCACCTCACCAAGACCGAGATACGGTCTCTCGCCATAGACCTCGACGTGCCCGTCGAATTGACATGGTCCTGCTACCGGGGCGGGGACACACCGTGCGGACAGTGCGGGGCATGCCAATGACCTACCTCGTCAACGACATCTTCTACACGTTGCAAGGCGAAGGATATTGGACGGGACGGCCTGCCGTGTTCGTCAGGTTTTCCCGCTGCAACCTATGGACCGGCCGCGAGGAGGACCGCGCAACGGCGATCTGCCGGTTCTGCGACACCGACTTCACCCACGCCAATCGGATGACCGCCGACCAGATCGCGGCCCAGGTCCGTGAGTTGTGGGACGGGGACGATGCGTTCGTGGTGTTGACCGGCGGCGAGCCGACCCTGCAAGTCGATGATGAACTGCTTACGGCGTTGCAGCCCGCGTACATCGCGATCGAAACGAACGGCACCCGCCCGGTCCCCGACAAGGTCGACTGGGTGTGCGTCAGCCCGAAAGCGGGCGCACCGCTGTACCAGGATCACGGTGACGAGTTGAAGGTGGTGTGGCCGCAACCCGGCCTGGACCTCGACGTGTTGCGACAGTTGCGGTTCGACCACTATTGGCTGTCGCCAATGGACGGCCCGGACAAGGACGCGCACACGGCGACAGTGTTCCTGCGCGTCCTGGCAGATCAGTGCTGGCGACTCAACATCCAAACCCACAAAGTGATAGGGGTGAAATGAACATCTCCTGCGAGTTCCACTACGACAGCGCGCATCTGCTGCCCAACGTGCCTGACGGTCACAAGTGTGGACGGCTCCACGGCCACACCTATCTACTCACCGTCACCGTTGCAGGCCCGGTCGACCCCGACACCGGTTGGGTGTGCGATTTCGCCGACATCAAACAGGTCGTGACCCCAATCATCGACCTGCTCGACCACTGCTACCTCAACGATGTTCCCGGCCTGGACAACCCCACCGTTGAAGTGCAGTTGCAGTGGCTGTGGGACAAGCTCGCCACCCTTCCCGTCGTTGAGCTACGGCTCCGCGAGGGACTCAACAACGAAGGACGTCTGGGACTGAACACACATGAATGACCGACTCAACAGGATCGAACTCCGCGATTCACTACGCGACGATCTGCTGACGATGATCCGCGCCCGCGATGCAGCCACTCCCCGGCACCTGCAGCGCGAACTCGGCCCCAGCGAGGTTGGTCATCCGTGCATGCGCAAAATGGCCTTCGGGATGCTGGAGGTCGAGGAATGCAATCCGCAGTTCGACCCGCTGCCGTCGATCATCGGCACCGCCACCCACGCATGGCTGGACTCGGCAGCCAGTCACGCCAACATGGTGCTGGGCCGCGAGCGCTGGCTGACCGAGACGCGAGTGCAGGTCACCCCCGGCCTGGCCGGATCGTGCGACCTGTACGACACCGACACCGCGACGGTCATCGACTGGAAGGTGGTCGGCACACCCCGGCTGGCGAAGTACCGCAAGGACCCCGGCCCCGCCTACCGGAACCAGGTGTTCCTGTATGGAAAGGGCTTCGAGAACGCCGGGTACGCGGTGAAGCGGGTGGCCATCGCCTTCGTCCCCCGTGGGGCCACCCTGCACTCATTCCACCTGTGGCGAGCCGACTACGATCCGCGCGTCGCCGACGACTGCCTGAAGCGGCGCGAGGCAGTCATCGCCCTGCTCAGCGACCTCGACGTGGAGAACCATCCGGAACGCCACACCTGGATTCCGGCCGAGCCCTACGACTGCCGGTTCTGCGAATGGCATGCAGACCGGCCGACCGGTCCGCTGCAATGCAGCGGCAACCCCTAGACATCCCCTGGCACACTCGGTGTCGGGGGAGCAGTGAAACAAGTGATCGCAAGGGAAACGAAAATGACAGAACGCATTTCGCTCGAAGATGCACACGCCTCCGGACTTCCGGTGGTGAAGCGGACGGCCATCGGCCAGACGTTCAAGGGCGCACTCGTCAAGGTGGAGAGCCGTGACCGGACCAAGATGGGAGTTGGCGGGGTCCGCGAAATCCTCTACAAGCCTGACGGCAAGGCCCGCCAGGAACTCGTCGTCACCTGCCTGACCCTGCCGGGGACGACCGCCCCTGCGGGCCTGGGTGACTATGAGGAGGTGCCGGAGCCTGGAGCCCTGGTTCGGCTCATCCTGAAGGGGAAGGCCTTCGGGGACTGGATCGACGCGAAGAAGACGCTGCCCGGCGAGACTCCGTCGGTGGGCGATGTGGTCACCACGATCACGAAGGTCGCCCAGGTGTACGACGCGAACGGCAACCCGTCCGGCGGGGAGATCTCCGACCAGAGCGCCGTCGTCGATGCCCGGCAGCGCGGTCGCAGCGTCGGCATTTATGGCCCGCTCACGCTAGCGGTGCCGGATGCGAAATCGGAGTGGACCGACAAGGCGATCGCCGCGTACAAGTCCATGCAGGAGCCCATCCCGGCCGAGGCCCCGCGCCCCGATCCATGGGGCCCCGCGCCCCAGCCGACAGGATCGGGACCGGCTAAGCCGGCGTCCATCTCAGACGCCGCCTGGGCGGCGATGGACGACTCGACCAAGAAGGCGGTGGCCAACACGATGTCGGAAATGGCGGGCGACACACCCCCGTTCTGATGTCCTGAACACGGGGCTGGGGCGTCAAAGCGGCCACACATCCCGCCAAGTCCGGGCCATGATGCCGGAGAACTCTCCCGGCGAGTCCGGTACTGCGCCCCAGCCCCAACCCCCGAGAGAGGTGCTCCATGACCGAGACTGAGAAGAAACGGCGTGAGGTCACCTTCGATACCGGCCTGCCACGCGGCACCTGCGCGACGTTCACCCATGAGGGCGAACGCTGGATCGCCTACCCCCAGAGCAAGATGCTGGCCATCCTGACGGTGAACGACCGGCTGCTGGGCGTGCTCGGTGGAATCCACGCCGACCTGATCCGGTGGATGAACGCACACCCCGAGGACGCCGCACGGGTGGTCCGCATCCTGACGAGAGTCAACCGCATCCAGGAGCTGTACGACGAACTGGCCACCGAAAAGGTCCGAGCTGCCACGATGTAAACGGATCTGCGGCAGGTCTACCCTGAAATCCCACGGAAGAGAGCCGGAATGCACGACATCATCGAGGAGCAACTCCGACTACACGAATGGCGCTTCGTCGCCAGCCTGAGAACAGGAGCGCGGGAGTACACCTGCTCCTGCGGCTGGGGAACGGATGCGTCGGCGGTGGGCAGCCCCTACCGTCACGTCAGCAATGCGGTGGTGAACGCACTGCGGGACGCGGGCTGGACGATCATGTCGCTCGACCAGATGGAAAACGAGCTCGCCCTCGCACACCAAGCGGGCTTCTCCGAGGGCGCAGAGTTGTAGTGTCCCGATCTATGACGCCCGGTCCAGCTTTGCAGAAGTTCCTCGACGCGCTGACCGACAGCGGACGGATCACCAAGGACTGCGGAAGCTACTACCTCGCCCAGTGCCCGGCCCATGACGACACCAACCCGTCGTTGTCGATCACCACCAACCGCAGCGGCACCGGATTCGTGGTCAACTGCTTCGCCGGATGCGACTACCGCGAGGTTCTCGCGGCGATGACCATGACCGAGTCCGACCTCTACGACGACAAGGCGATCCGCGACAGTCTCGGACCGACCCAGACCTACATCTACGCCGGGGGACGGAAGAACTACCGGGTCCTGCGCAACGGAAGGAAGTCGTTCTGGCAGGAGAACTCCAAGGACGACTCGCTGTACGGGGTGGAGCGGCTCACCGCCGACGAGGTCGTGTACTTCTGCGAGGGCGAGAAGGCCGTCGAGTTCCTGCGTCCGCTGGGCTACCAGGCGGTGGCCACCGGCGGCGCGCAACGCACCTGCGACCTGACGCCGCTGACCGGGCGCGACGTGACGGTGATCGCCGACCGGGACGCCGCCGGGTACACCTGGGCGCTGAGAAACATGCAGGCGCTGATACCGATCGCGAAGTCGGTACGGGTGGTGCAGTCGAAATACCCGGGTGCCAAAGCCGACGTCGTCGAACACATCAGCGCCGGATATTCGATGGAGGAACTGGAGCCCTTCGCCGCTCCTGGAGACCCCGGCGTCCAAATTGCCAACGCGGATCGGGCTGACGCCGGGGCCGCTCCTGCCCAGAAAGTGGAGCCTCCTGATGATACCGGCCCGGTCGCCACCGGAGTGCTGGAAGCGCTGGAGGAGGACTTCTGGACGGCACGGCCGGAACTGGAACTGATCTACACCGCGGCGCTGTCCCAGATGGGCTCACCGTGGGCGGTGTTCGCCTGTTGCATCGCGCGGGTTCTGTCCCAGATACCTCCCTCCATCACCCTGCCCGCCATCATCGGCGGCAGGGGTTCGCTGAACTGGTTCGCCACACTGGCGGCCAAGTCCGGTGGCGGCAAGGGGGTCGCCATGTCCATCGCGTCAAGGCTGGTCCCCGGCGATGTCAACATCCACAGCATCGGCTCCGGCGAGGGGATGCTGGACTGCTACGACCGGGGTCCACGCAAGCCCGACGACGACCGGCCCGAGGTGATCTCGGTGCTGTTCTCCATTGACGAGGTGGACTCGCTGACGGCGCAGAAGAGCAGAACCGGACAGACCACCATGCCGATCCTGCGCCAGGGCTTCTCCGGCGAGTCGCTGGGATTCTCCTACCGGGGTCGGCAGAAGGAACGGGTCATGGCCCACACCTATCGCATGACGTTGCTTATGTCGGTGCAGCCGTCCAACGCCGGGGTGCTGCTGGAGGACTCCGGTGGCGGCACCCCGCAGCGGTTCATGTGGTTCCCGGCCCGTGATCTTCGGGTGGTCGCCGACGTTCCGGAGTGGCCGATGGACCAGCTGGGCGCTCGGCTCAACCTGCCGCTGCCCGCTGCGTGGGAGGTCGCCAATGCTCCGCGAGTCGTCCCTGTGCCCGACGAGGTGATCACCGAGATCAGGGAGGCCCGGGCGGCGTCGATGAGGGGCGACGACAACGCACTCGACGGCCACGCTCTGTTCTGTCGGGAGAAGCTGGCCTACGCGCTGGCCTACATCAACGGCCGGTTCGAGATCAGCCTGGAGGACTGGCGACTGTCGGCCATCGCCTCCCAGGTGTCGGACTGGACACGCGACAAGGTGGCCATGTGGTATCAGGTGGCGCGGGATACCGAGGCTCGCGAGCGGGGGCGGATCAAGGGGGTGGAGGGGATGGCCTCAGAGGTGGGTCGCGCCTCTGAGTATGAGCGGGTGCAGAAGGTGAAGAAGCGAATTCTGGAAGTGGTCGCTGCGTCACCCGACGGGATGACGCGGCGGGAGATCAGCCAGAGGTTCAACGGCAGGGGCGGGCTGCGCGATCTGGTCGACGACGCGTTGGTCTACCTGGAGGCCGCGGGGATGATCTTCAGGGTGGAAACCGACAGGTGGAAGGCAACCTAATGTTTGCTGGCAGGTGTGGACCCCTGTGGACCCGGTCCACACCTATCTCCGAAAATGTGCGTCTGTGGGTTAGGTTGCCCTTATTTTTAAGAAACAGTAAGAGCAGGTTAGAGTATGTATATATATAAACTAACTATATGTTCATTCCTCATGCGAGGCTCTCAGGGGCAGAGGGGGTGTGGACCGGGTCCACGGGTCCACAGCAGGTCCACACTTTGCAAATTGCTGACGGAGGGTGACTAGACATGGCATCACCCACATGCGTCGACTGCATCGCGGAGGGCGTCACCACGGCGCGTCCCATCGCCAGCGGCACCCGCAAGCCACGCTGCGCCACCCATACCAGGGCGGCCAAGAAACGGGCTCAGATCAACGCTCACGGCCGAAAGGTCGAAACCACCTACGGGATACCCGGCGAGCAATACTGGGCGCTCTACGCGGCTCAGGGTGGCGTCTGCGCCATCTGCCGGGTCGCCACCGGCAAGGTGAAGCGGCTCGCGGTCGATCACGATCACGACACCGGAGAGGTTCGCGGACTTCTGTGTGGCCCGTGCAACCAGATGCTCGGTCGACTCGGCCAGGGATCGCTGGTGCGCGCGCTGGAGTACCTGCATGACCCGCCGGCCCGCGCCCTTGACAATACCTGTGACATCGAGGGAGAATCACCGGCATGACCGCCAACCCGGAGCAGCGCGTCATCGACGCCATCGACGAACTGGTGGACTGGCAGATGGCCGACAGCCCCGCCGCGCATATCCAGAACACCCCGGATGCCGCTCCCGACCTGGGCGTGCTGGGCGCACTGGGCAACGTGGACGACATCGCCGACTGGCTGAACAGTCTGGCGGACGCCTTCTCCTCGTTCATGATGGTCGATCCGCTGGAGTGGCTGCATGAGGCACTGGCGGCGATCACCGCTGCGAATACGGCCGCGGAGGAACTGGCGGCGATCACCCAGGGGCCTGATACGGTTGCCACGCGGTCTTCCCCAAGAGCGCGGCAACAGCCTCACGTCGGCAGCCCCGATGTGGGGCTGTTCTCATCCAGAAACGTCCAGGAACGTGCGTTCATGCATGGCGCGCTCGGGTTGCAGCTGGGCTGGCCCATGCTGACATAAGTATGGTTACGGCATGGACTGGCGCGGACCGGCTCCGGTAGGGGCGGTGGTCACCACGGCGTGGGGCAACAAGCTCAAGCGCTTCGAGGACGGCTGGTCGCCGCTGGTGGGTGCTGACTGGGATCGCTGGACGGTATTCTCCGACTACGAGGTCCAGCACGGATTCACGCTGGTGGGATGGAACGCCGAGATGTGACGTTGCGTCTGTTTGACATAAGGCAATGTCCAGCGTATAATAGTAGTAAGGGTCGAGTCAGGCCCGGTGTCCGGCAACCTGTCCGGCAAACCTGTCCGGCAGCCGGACGTTTCCCCGCGAGAGAAAGAGAGCAGACAGACATGAGTGACACGATCACAGCCCTTGCCGCCCTGGCGGTATACACCTCACCGATGATCCTCATAGGAAGTGTCACCGTCTTGCATGTGTGGTGGAAGCGGCAACGCCTCTATCGTCAGCGGTTGTTGCGCGACGCCGAGGTGCAGCACCAGATGGTGATGACGGACAACGTCGTCGGTTTCTACGGTAGATTCCCACCGATCGTTCCACGCTAGACACACGCTAGACAGAAGCCCCGGGCATCGCGCTCGGGGCTTTTCTGTGCCTACTTCTTGCGCTTGCCGCCGCCCTTACGCTTGCCGCTCTTGCCCTTGCTCTTGCACGCCATCCTGCTGCCTTTCTGTCTGATGCGGGTACTGGGCATGGTTGCGGTTCACCGCTCTCCGGTACGGCGAGAACACCCGTGGAACGAACCACCGCATATGCCCAGAGTGACACATGCTGGAAATGACAACGCCTGTTGTCGGATCGGTGGTGGATAGATCAGTCGGAGACAGTCGTCGCCCAGGGGCCGGCCACCCAAAAAAACAGGGCGGCCGAAACGCCTCCCCCGCGCGCGTGGCGGGGGAGGCGTGGTGTGGAGCGCGCGAACCTACGCGGCCGCGTGCTCGGTCTCGGCGTTGCCTTCGGCGTTGCCTTCGGTCTCGCCTTCGGTCTCGGACTCGGTCCCCGGCGCGACCGTGAGTGGCCGCTCGGAGTTCAGGTCCATCAACCCGTGCAGCTTGCGCAGACTGTCGCGCAAATGCCACTCGACGGTCTGGCGGGTCTCGGGTGTCATAAACCCGCTCTGGTCGTTCAACCGCGCCAGCACGTTGACCACCTGAGTGGCCGTCTTAGCTGCTTTGACCTCATCGCTGTCGGTCTGCCCGTCGGTGCTTCCCTTGCCACCCGTGCCGCCCTGATTGCGCGGTTTGCGGGTGCTGCCACCCTTGCCGTCACCCTTCAGAAGGGCAACGTCATCCTGCACGGTGGAGCGACCGACGTTGAGCGCCGTCTTCATCGCGTTGAGGCTGATCCCTTCGGCGTGCATTGCGGCGACCAGAACGCGCCGGGTGGCCGTGTGGTGTTTGACCCCACTCTTGCCCAGAACGTCTGCCAGAAACGCGCCAAGAGACTTGTAAGCCTTTCCCTCATCGTTGGTGACGTGGAGCCAGACCTGCCCTTGCTTGGCGGAGTCGATCGCCGTCTGAAGCTCGGCCAGTGCCAGCTCGGCCGCACCGACAACCTGATCAGCCGTCGCAATGGCGTTCTTGAGGTTCTCGACCAGCTTCCCTGCGGCGACCTTCTCAGTCGCGTCGGTCTGCCCGGTCGCAGCGTTGGTGCCTTGTGTAGTACCCATCGAAAAACTTCCTCTCACTCGGCCCGCTCCCCGTTGGAGCGGGTGCCGTCTACGACGGTAGTCGGGTGCAGTGCCTATGTCAAGTGGACTCAAACGCACGGGGAAGGGTGTACGGAATCCGTACACCCGTCGCCCCGTCGCCCCGCCGTCGCCCCGCCGTCGCCCCGCCGTCGCCCCGCCGTCGCCCCGCCGCCCGGTCGCCGCCCGCGGTGTGGGCGGCGCACCCCCGCGTGCTTGCTGTACGCGCGTGCGTGCTTGTGACATGCGTGTGCGTGCTTGCTGTATGTGCGCCCGTGCTTGTGACATGCGCGTGCCGCCCACCCACGCCACCCATCCACGCCCGGGCGGCACGGTGCGCGTGGCGCGCGGGTGCGTGCCGTGCTGGCGGGTGGCTTCTATACCCTTGACTTAAGCCCTTGTCAAGGGTAGACTTGTAGTTGGAGGTCGAGTTCTGCCTCCACCCACCCGAGAGGGTGTACGGGTTCCGTACACCCGCCCAACTGAGAGAGGCTCCATCCATGTCGGCACCACTCCCCCGCAGCACTGGTTGCGGCGACCTGCTCGACGCCCGCGCTGGCGCAGCGTCCCCCGTGTGCGAGCGGCACGTCATCCGTGACGGCGTGCTGTGGCACGCGACGCTGTGGCGCACCCATCTGCGTCCCGACGCGGGCACGCTGCATCCCCGTCCCGGCACCGGCCGGTCATCCTGGCGGGTCGAGCAGTGAGCGCGCCAGGCACCCCGTCGAGCGGGTATACGGGTTCCGTACACCTACACGTCGGCGACCGCGTGGTGTGCCCGTGCTACTGGTGTAACGCGCCGTCCGACCGGTGCAGGCACGCCCGGCAGTGCGGAACGGTCACGCGCGTGGGCCGCAGGCTGGCCATCGTGCACCTGGACGAGGATGCACTCCCGGTCCGGTGGCGTGAGCGCGGATTCAGCGACCGCGTCAGCTACGGCATCCACCGCCTGAGCGTTCTCGGCTAGAACCGACACGCGCCGGAAAAAAGAAAAAAGAAACAAAGAAAACCCCCGCCGCCCGGCAGAAAACCCGGCGTGGCGGGGGTTTTCTTGTGCCCGCGTTCCGTACCCTTGACTTAAGCCTCTGTCAAGAGTAGAATAGTAGTTGGAGGTCGAGTTCTGCCTCCAACCCGACGAGGTGTACGGAACCCGTACACCCTGATGAGAGAGAACATCATGAGTGCCAGCCTTGACCGCGAGGTCGAACAGTTGAACAGACGAATCGCCAAGCGCCAGCGTGCGCTGATGAGCCAGATCACCACCCGCGAAATGAAGATCGCGGCGCTGCGCGCCGAGCAGGATGCGCTGCGACGTGAACTCGCCGACTGCACCGGCGAGCTGGTGATGGATTGGGCGACGTCATGAGCGCCGTCTATCTCGGCCGCGCCATCGCCTGTGCCCGCATCGAGCGCGGGATGAAGCGCAAGGACTTGGTTGCGGCGGCGGGTGTCAGCTACCCGTTCCTGGCCGAGATCGAGAACGGGCAGAAGGTGCCCAGCGCCGTCAAGCTGTTCGCCATCTGCACGGCACTGGGCGTCCGGTCCAGCGAGATCCTCGCCCACGCCGAGCAGATCGGCCGCGACTTCCCGGTGTCCTGACACCACTCGGCCGCACCCGCCGGGAGCAATCCTGTCGGTGCGTGCCGCTGAGGTGCCCGGAATCCCCCGAGCATCCGCCAGGTGTACGGAACCCGTACACCAGTCCCGAGAGAGGTAATCATGAGCGAGTATTCGTTCGAGATCAGCGCGCTCGACACGCACGTCGCACTCGACTGCGAGGCCGCCCGCGCCGAGCGGGAGGGCATGACCGCCGTGGCCAAGCACCAGCGCGCCGCCGCCCTGCATCTGCGCAACGCCGTCGCACACATGCGCGACCTGTGCCCCGAGGGTTACCGGGTCAAGACCAGCATCGTGGTGACACATGTGCCCGACGTGAACGCCGTCCTGCGCGACGACGTGCGTGAGCGCCGGTCCGCCTGACACCACTCGGCCGCACCCGCCGGGAGCAATCCTGTCGGTGCGTGCCGCTGAGGTGCCCGGAATCCCCCGAGCATCCGCCAGGTGTACGGAACCCGTACACCAGTCCCGAGAGAGGTAATCATGAGCACCAAGACATCACCCCGGCGCACCGCACGCCGCCACGCGGCCAAGGTCCGCAAGCTCGCGCCGTCGCAGCTGTGCGCGCAGTGCGGCAACCCGACGCACTCCTACGACTGCTACACCATCTGCCGCGGTGCGGCATGAGGTGTACGGGTTCCGTACACCGGTGGGTGGTCTGGCTCGGGCGGATCGACTGGATCAACCCGCCGGTCTGCAGCTACCAGTTCCCCACCGAGGCGGCGGCGGAGCGTTTCGCCGACGCCGCACGGCGTCGCCATCCCGGCCGCGCCGTTTCCATCCAATTGCCGGAGGAGAGAGCATGAACGTCAACACCAAGCGCAGCATCGCCCTGATCGGGGTCGAGGTCGCTTTCGCCGGGAGTTTCCTGGTCGGCGGCCTGGCCAGTTTCCACGGCACCGCCCACGCCCAACCGTCGCAGACGGTGACCGTGGACGGCGCAGACTACCCGGTCTGTTACGTCGAGGACTGCAGCGACCAGCCCGGCCAGATCGGCGTCTGGTTCTCCAGCGATGGCCGTGCGTGGCTGTCGCTGGGCGAGTACAGCGTGGAGGTCCAGCGATGAGCCGCCACCGCCTGCCCGTCGATTGGTACGACCCCGACACCGAGGTGCTGTTCCTGTGCACGGACGGTGGCTTGGTCCGCTCGGCCACCGGCGAGCGGATCGGCGGCGTCGACCGCGCCATCAACGTCGGCGATTCCTGGAGTGACAGCGACGCCTAGCGCCGCTCGGCCGCGCCGCCGGGAGAAATCCTGTCGGTGCGTGCCGGTGAGGCGCTCGGAACTCCCCGAGCACCCGATGAGAGAGAGGAAACCGTCACCATGACACGCGGAAACACCTACATCAGCAGCGCCTTTCACGAGGTGCTCGCCGACGCCACCGAGGCTAAGGGCTCCTACGTCAGCCTGTATGTCGATATGCCGTACTACGGCGGACCCGAGGAGGGCGGCTGGTGGGGTTCGGACACCAAACTCGTTTCGTACCAGCGGTTCCCGACCATCGAGGCCGCCGAGATTGCGAGCGAGGAAGTACAGAAGCTGGCCGAGGAGCTTAGCTCCGACGCCCGCAAGGCGCATGACCGGCACTGCGCTGAGTCGATGGACTGGCTCGACGCGCGTGGCCTCGACGCCGACTACCTGCCCGAGCCTGACGGCGAGGAGCGGTACTTCGTGGTTGTCGAGGATTCGCCGGGTTCGCGGGAGAGCGAGGGGAGCCGCCATTATGAGTGAGATCACGATGTATGCGGCGTTCATCAGCCAGGTCGTGCTACTGGGCGCGATCTACGTCAAGGGCATGTTCGGAGCCTGAGACATTCCAGCACCTTGACTTAAGCACCTGTCAAGAGTAGAATAGTAGTTGGAGGTCGAGTTATGCCTCCAACCCGACGAGGTGTACGGAACCCGTACACCTCTCACCCGAAGAGAGAGAGCCATGAGAAAGAAGACCTTTGACGACGGCTACGGGCGGCACGCCCTGGTCTACGCCGATCTGTTCGACGATCTCGGTCGGCCTGCAGGGCGGCGATCTCGGCCGTCGTTCGGCCGCACTGACGTGCTGAACTTCGACACCGTCAACATCCACCCGTCGCGGCAACCCAGCGGCTACCGGCCACGCCACGACAACCTGACCGACGAGCGCGTGCTGGAGCTGATCCAGTCCGAACTCAACGACTACCGGTGGTCGATGAGCACGCTCGACGCCATCGCCGCCCATTTGCGCGGTGGCGGCCGCCAGGTCGGGGGCCGGTGATGAACGCCGTCGACCGCTGCGACCGGTGCGGTGCAGCACCCAAAGTCCAGGTGATGACCCAGTCCGGTGACCTGCTGCTGTGCATGCACCACCACTGGGAGCACGCGGCGGCGCTCAACGCCGCCGGGTACGTCCTCATGCCCTGCCGGGGCCGTCTGTCCTCCGACCACCCGGCGACCGTCTGACCTGAGAGGAGAAAACCATGACACTGACGATTCATGACGTGAACCTGCTGCGGGTGGTACTGGAGGCCGCCGAGCAGTCGGCCCGGGTGACCTTCATCCCGCCCGGCGGAGACGACATCCTGCACGGCACGGCACGGCACATCGTGCGCGGTGCCGCCCCGTCCGAGTGGACGTTCCTGCACGGCGACTACGACGTGCGCGACGCCTACCTGCGGATCACACTCACCGGTGGGTTCGACGCGGCGTATCCGGTTCGGGCGCTGATGAACTCGGTCGAACGTGGCGAGTTCGTCATCGACAGGGACGCCGCCTGACCGCACACCGCTCGGCCGCACCGCCAGTGACAGTGTCGGTGCGTGCCGATGAGGTGTACGGAACCCGTACATCCCAACGAGAGGAGAAAACCATGAGCAAGCACCGCGACCACGGCACCGTGCAGAAGGTGCCGTTCGCCTATGTGGGTGACGGCGGCGACCTGTACCGGGTGGGCTACCCGCCGTTCGGCCGGGTGTACCGCGCCGAGTTCAGCCTGGACAACCGCAGCGTCACCGGCGGGGAGTTCTGGCACGGAGAGGAGATCTGATTGTGAATAGCTATGAGCAGAACCTTGTTTCAGTGGCGGCTACTGCAGACACCGCCATCGCGGTACACCGCAGGGACAGCGGTGAGGAACAGGTTCCATTCTGGGACACGTTCACCGCCGAGGTTATCGGCTACATAACGAGGGATGACGAGGATGTGCTCGAATGCGCCTTCCCCGAAGGGCCGGACGAAGACATCACGGCTGACGACGTGCGTGAAGGTATCTACGAGCGTATCGAGGATGACATTCGCTGTGCCCTGCCCGCTGGCTACGAGCTTGCTTATGACCGCGACCGCGAGCTGTTCATTCGGACGGTGAAGAAGGAGGACAAATGACCACCACGCTGGAGTTCCCGATCGAGCTGTGCCCCGACTGCACCATGTGGTTCGCCAACGCGGACGACTCCGGGGTGTCCGACCCCGAGCGGTTTCACGCCGCCCTGGACGCCGCCGCCGCCGAGAACGACCGGCACTTCCCGAACGGCTGGCGCATCGTCGTGCTGTGCGACGGCGATGACTTCTTCTCGAAGTCGCCGTGCGACATGTGCCGGTGCGAGGACGGCATGCGCAACAACGCGCTGTTCATCGAGGAGGAGAAGAAATGACCGGGATATTTCCCACCGGGATATTTCCCGACGCCGCGGTGCGTGAGGCAATCCGCACCGATACCTTATGGGCGTGCGGCAGGGTCTCGTCATTGCTTCTGCGGCAGGACATCACGCACGTTGACGGGGTCTGCCCTGAGTGCGGGCGACATGTGTCCGATATGTCCCCCGAGGAACGCGACGAGCACGTCGTGCGTAAGGGTGCGGTACTCGTCGGCTGTGAAGGGTACTTTCTGCCCCTACTGCTCGAGGTCTACCGGACCGACATGGCACTAGCCGACCGCGGCTGGCGCTTCCAAACCCGCGACAGGGTCGCGGCGGCATACAGCGACGATCTCGTCGGCACTGTGATCAGCACGTCGGCCGACGGTAGGTATGTGCTTCTGGACTGGGACGCCGACAGCTTGAACGGGCCTTACGAGGATGAGGTCTGGCACAACGATCTGCGGCATGTCCACACTCGCCTGATGAAAGAAGAGGAGGAGAAGTGACCGAGATCGTCTACGGGGTGACGGAGATAGCCTCGCGGCTCGACGTGTCGAAACCCACCTTGTGCAACTGGATGGTGCGTTACTCGGACACGCCGGAACCGGACTACATCACTCCTGATGGGAGAAAGTTCTGGGCCGGAACCGAGAAATGGGAGGAGTGGCAGCGCCAGCGTTTCGGTGTGCAAACGGAGCGGAAACGTGCTCGCGCAGAGAAGCTGCGCGCACAACTGGCCGAGCTGGAACGGCAACTCACCATGAAAGAAGAGGAGGAGAAGTGACCGCCGTCTGCAAGGCGTGCGACGAGCCGTGCCGCCCGGTCCAGATCGACCTGGGCATCGGTGCCTACGAGTATTGGGGCGCAAGGGGTTTCGACTCGCAACTGGTCTGGGTCAGCAGCTGCTGCGAGGCCGACTACACCGAGGAGGAGACGTGAGCTGGCGGCAGCGTCTGCACTGGTTGCGGACGTGGGCGTTCGCCCGCCGCGACGCCGAGCAGCACGCAAGGCCCCTGTGAGCGCAGTTCTGTTGGCGGTAGCGGGTTTTAGCCCGCTCGTCGCCGCCTGGATCGTCGCCGCGAAAATCACTGTACGGAATCCGTACACCAACGAGAGGAGAAGGAAATGATCGCTCAACAGCCCAAGCACAGGCTGCAGGACGTTAAGGGTAGGCCGCACGTCGCCATGAAGCGCGTCGGCAAAATCGTTTTCGCCGCGCGCGTAGATGAGATCGGCGTATGGGTGATGGCGCAAGGCGTTTGGGAAAATGATCTCAGGCGAGCACAGAGACTCTGCGACAACTGCGCATGATCGGCTGTCAGCCGGATATGAAGCTGGACAGGCAGGTTCGCAAGTTCGACACCAGAATCGCCGACGCGCCCAGCGTGGAGGCGGCCTGCTACCTGGCCTACCTCAAGGGCCGGATGCTGGCGTCGGTGGCGATGGGCGCACCACAGCCGGCGAGCAACTACCTCCCGGCCTACGAGGAGGAGTTCGGTATGTAATATCCCCTGGACACAAGACCTTGTCCAGAGTAGAATAGTAGGTGGAGGTTGAAGTCTGCCTCCGATTCCGAAGGTGTACGGAACCCGTACACCCTGACGAGAGAGAAAGAGAGAACATGACCGCGAAGAAAACCACCGACAGCAAGCCGCGCACCAGGGGCCAGCTGGCCGGAGACGACGTCACCCTGGAACTGCGGGCACGCAGCGCCGGATTCTGGGTCATCACCCGCGACGAGCACCGCACCGAACTGGACCTGATCCCGGCCATCGCCAGAGCGGCCTCCGTTCCCCGGATCTGGGACCTGGCCCGCGGTGTCGTCAACCTCGACGGCAAGCAGTTGCGCAGTTCCTACGACGGCCCGGAGGGACCCGACGAGGTGCTGGACATGATCCAAACCCGCGCCACCACCGAACGCTACCCTGATGACCTCGACCGCAACGTCTGGATCATGCGGTCGCTGGGGCCGTGGCTGGAGGGGGTGGGCGGTGCGCTCACCCTGCGTAAGCTCCAGAACATGCTGCGGCCCGACGGGCTGGCCTACACCCCGTCCAACACGGCGCAGGCGATCATCATCCTGTCGCCCAATTCGCCGCCGCCCGAACTGTCCAACGGTGAGCTGAAGGTGATCGAGTGGCCGCTGCCCGACCGCGACGAGATCGGCTCGATCCTGGACAAGGCGGTCAACGTGCTGCCCGACACCGACGAGAAACCGTTGCGGCGCAAGGTGATCCGCGAACTGAAGAAAACGCGCGATGCCGCCATCGACGCCGCGGTGGGCCTGTCCAGTCAGGAGATCCAGACCACCTTCTCCCGGTCGCTGATCGAGTCGAACACCATCGACACCGAGGCGATCGCCGTCGAGAAGAAACGGTTGGTCGACCAGGATCCCGCGATGACGTACTACCCGAAGAGGCCCGGCGGGTTCGCCGCCGTTGGCGGGCTGGAGAACCTCAAGGTGGCGGGGGCCAGAACGCTGATGGCCTACTCGCCCGAGGCCCGCAAGTACGGCCTGAAGTCACCCAGCGGTTGGCTGCTGCTCGGGGTGAGCGGCTGCGGGAAGACGATGTCCTGCCAGGCGCTCGGCTCCGAGTGGGGCTGGCCGGTGGTGCGGCTGGACCTCAACGCGATGAAGGGCAAGTACGTCGGCGAGTCGGAGGCTCGGCTGCGGCAGGGCTTTGCCAGGATCGACGCGCTGGGCCAGGTCATCGTCTACGTCGACGAGGTCGAGAAGGCACTGGAGGGTGCGGTGTCCGGCAGCGCGGACGGCGGCGTGTCCGCTGATGCGCTGGGGGCGATTCTGACCTGGATGCAGGACCGCACCAGTCAGGCGTTCGTCATCATGACGGCCAACGACCCGTCCAAGCTGCCGCCGGAGTTCCTGCGCAAAGGGCGCTTCGACGACATCTGGTTCATCGACCTGCCCACGGCGGTCGAGCGTGCCGCCATCGTCACGGCCACCCTGCGCAGCAACGGGCGCGATGCCGAGAAGCTGGGCATCGACCTGGACAAGGTGGCCGCCGCCACCGAGTCGTTCACCGGCGCGGAGATCGCGGCCCTGATCGAACACGACGCCATGTTCGCCGCATTCGCCGACGGTGCCCGCGAGGTCACCACCGACGACCTGCTGGAAGCGGCACGGGGCGTGATCCCGCTGGCCAGGACCAGCGCGGAGAAGATCGCCAAGCTGCGCGAAACCTGGACGGGACGGGCCAAGCCCGCCACCCGTCCCGACGCTGTCGAGACCGCCACCACCGAACGGGCGGGCGCACGCCTGCTCGACTTCTGAGTCGATCACCACTCAGCCGCACCGCCGGGAGGGATTCTGTCGGTGCGTGCTGGTGGGGTGATGGAACACCCCGGGGTGTACGGAATCCGTACACCCAACCCACAGAGAGAAGGAGAGAAGAAATGAACGAGATCCGTACCCTGCGCGCCGGAATCCTGGTGTCGCTCAAGACCAGCCAGCGGGGCAACGTGCGCTACTACAAGCAGGACATCGAGCGTCCGCACCGGACCGTCAGCGGCGCTGAACTGTCCCGGTGGGACACCACCAAGACGGTGTTCGACCCCGAGGAGGCGAAGGAGGCCACCCAGGTGGTCGGCCAGGCCAGCTATCTGATCCGCAAGCTGTGCGTCAAGTCCGAACACGGGCTGATCTGCCCGGTCGAGCGCCGCGACGAGCTGAACGAGGCGATCCGGCAGGCCCGCCTGATGGCCCGCGAGTTCAACTCCACCGCGGTCTACACCAACATCGGGGTGAACGTGGTCTGCGGGGAGATCGTCGCCGACGACGTTAACACCGCGCGGGCGCTGTTCACCGAGGTGGAGAAGTTCATGGTCGACATGCAGACCGGCCTGGAGGAACTCAACGTCGAGAAGGTGCGTGCCATCATCCGCAAGACCAAGGACGTCGGGCGGATGCTGTCGCCGGAGGCGGGCAAGGCGATCGCGTCTGCGGTGGAGGCGGCCGGGGAGGCGTGCAAGAAGATCGTCAAGGCCGGAGAGCAGGCGGCCATCGAGATCGACGAGGCGGCCATCGACGCGCTGGAGTCGGCCCGCAACACGTTCCTGGACTTCGACCTCGAGCTGGACGAGGTCGAGCTGGGCGACCTGTCGAGCGGCCGCGCGCTGGATTTTGACGTGATGGAGGCCAGCTGATGGTCGACCTCCTGCAGAGTGCGGCCATCGTCGTGCTCGCGTTCGCCAGCATCAACAACTCACGCGCGATCCGGGGACTCTCGGCGCGCCACCGAAAGGAGAACTGATATGCCCTGCAACACGCGGCTCAAGCCGCAGCAGACGATGGCCGAGCGCGCCCTGGAGGTGCGCAAGGCCGGGGAGCGGATCGACAAGCTGCTCGCCCTGGGCAGCGCGAAGGTGAAGGTGGACAAGCGCACCGGCGGTGTGGTGTTCGTCGGCATCCCCGACGACGTGCGCGACGGCCTCACCGACGCCTGCGTCTACCGGCGCATCATGTCCAGCGGCTCGCACAAGGCCAAGCAGGCGATCATGCAGGCCGAGCGGCTGGCCGGTCGCGCGGTGGACAAGAAGGCGGTGGCCACCGGCCTGCACAGCCATGACGGCGGCGCGACGTGGGGGAGGCACTGATGAACCCCGAGGGCATGAGCATGGAGGAGATCCAGCGGGGGATCATCGCGATGACCGCTCAGGTCGACCAGGAGGTGCAGCCCTACCTGGAGATGCTGGACGGGGCGATCGAGGCTGCCACCGAGGTCGTCAAACGCATGCCGGGGCAGGCTCATCCGATAGTGGCGATGATGCTCAAGCGCGGCCTGAGCGCCATCACCGAAGACAGTACGGAGTTCGGCTGGACGGCAGTCAACATACTGACGGGTGCCATCCTGCGGCTGATCGAGAAGGAGGGATCATGAGTGACCAACTGAGTTCCGGTCTGAAGCGGTTCTGCGAGGAGTTCGAGCGGGAGCCGCTGGCGATCGGCGTGCACTGCGGCGTCGTCTGGGCGACTGCCGAGTCGCCGGCAGTGGGCATCAACGGCTATGCGATGGTGCCCGAGGGTCACCCGTGGAGCAGTGGATTCCCCAAGCCGGGGAGCGATGAATTCGGGTGGGCCCCTCTCGACGAGGTGCTCACCGTGCACGGCGGGGTTACCTATGCCCAGCATCCGTGGATCGGTTTCGATACCGCCCACGCCTGGGACTGGTGGCCCGCTGCCTACGACAAGCTGGGCATCTCCAGCCGGTATCTCTACGCCGACAATGTCACTCGGTGGACACCGGAGAAGGTCATCGCCGAGGCGATGGACCTGGCCCGCCAGGTCTCCCTCGTAGAACAGGGTGTACGGGTTCCGTACACCGGAGAGAAGGAGAAGTGAACTGGCGCTTCTGGCGTAGAAAGCCCAAACCCAAGATCGTCTACCTGGACTACCAGGCGATCGTCGAGGCGATGGAGCAGGCCGCGATGGCGGCGTACAAGAAGGAGGTCGAGCGTCAGTGGGCCAACCAGTATCCCGACGAGGGCGTGGAGATATGGGTAAGACTCACGATGGACGCGAACGACATCGACCTGAACGTGCCGGGCTTCGAAATCCGGTATCTGAGAACACCTTACGAGACAGGAGAAGAAGCATGAATCGCAACCTGAGAGATGTCGTGGTGGCCGCTGTGGTCGCCGGGGGCATCACGTCCGCACTGGGCGGCATCTTCATCGCCCGGGCCGACGACGACCCGGCATTGCCCGGTGTGCAGCACTGCCCGGAGAACAGCTGCTGCCCGACCGCGATGGAGTGCCTCTACGGCCCGCCACCGGGTCCGGTGCTGTCCGACCCCGACTGGCGGGATCTCGTTGCGCCGGAGCCGATCCGATGAACCAGGCACTCGTCATCGCCGTCGACGGCAGCATCGAACGCGCGGAGTACGACCCCGAGGACAGCCTGGAGTTCCTGCAGGGCGCAGTCGGCGGACCGGTGGAGGCGATCGGCATCGCCGACGTCACCTTCTGGATCAACGAGGAGGGCAAACTGCAGAACCTGCTGTTCAACATCTGTGCGACCGCGCTGTGGTACGCACTGGAGCCGAAGGTCGCCGGTGACATGATCGTCGGCCCGTGCGTGGTGACCGGCCCACTGGGCAAGGGCCTGACCGATCAACAGATCGAGGGCATCGTCACCCTGCTCGACGGCTCATCCGACATCTCCACCCTGAAGAGTTACAACCCCACGAAAGGAACAGTGAAATGACCGAAACAATCAACGTCGACCCGAACACCCTGGCACTGGAGGACAACGTCCGCACCACAGCGGGCCTGACCAAGCAGTTCATCGCCAACATCAAGGAGAACGGCGTGCTGACGCCTATCATCGCGGTGCGCGGCGAGGACGGGAAGCTGTGGGTGCGTGCCGGTCAGCGGCGCACCCAGGCCGCCAGGGAGGCCGGACTGGAGACGGTACCGGTGTACATCGTCGACGGCGGCAGCGACACCGCCGAGCGGCTGGTGACCCAGATCGTGGAGAACGACCACCGGCTGGCGCTGCGGGCCGACGACCGGGTGCTGGGCATCCAGGCCCTGCTGGACGTAGGTCTGTCCCAGGCCAAGGTCGCCAAGAAGCTCTCGGTGTCGCCCGAGCGGGTGAAGCTGTCCAAAGCGGTGGCCGGTTCGCAGACCGCGATGGAGGCGTTGCGCGACGAGCACCCGGTCACGCTGGCCGAGGCGGCGGCGATCGCCGAGTTCGAGGACGATCCGGATGCGGTGGATCGGTTGCGAAGGGCTGCCGGGCGCAACTACTTCGACCACGAACTGTCCCGGCTGCGTCAGCAGCGCGAGACCGAGGCCGCCTATACGGTTGCCTCCGCGCAGTGGCGGGAGAAGGGCTTCGAGGTGCTCGACGACATGCCGCCGTCGTTCTCCACGGACTACGTCCCGTTGTGGGCGCTGTTGGAGCCCGACGGCAGCGAGGCCGACGATTCGGTGGTGGTCGAGCCGTCGCACTGGGCGGTGCGGCTCACCGAGACCGAGGTGTTCACCGACGTCGACACCGGCGAGCCGGTGGACGAATCGACCATCGACTGGGGCACCGAGGGCGACGCCGAGGCCACGCCCAAGGAGGGCATGCGGCACGCCGATTCTGTGGTGGAGACGGTCAGTTGGGAGCCGTCCGACTACTACTGCCGGGACTGCGCGGCCACCGGCCTGACGCCCAACGAGCGGTTCACCAAGCTCGCGGGTGCCCAGGCGGGGCTGGACGTCGTGCAGCAGGGCAAGGCCACCGAGGCCGAGCGCAACGAACGGCGCAAGGTGGTCACGCTGAACAAGGCCGGCGCGGCGGCGCAGGAGGTGCGCCGGGAGTTCGTGCGTAACCTGCTGGCCCGCAAGACGCCACCCAAGGGTGCGGCGATGTTCGTCGCCAGGATGCTGGCATCCGACGGATACCTGCTGTCCAACACCAAGGCCGACGAGGCGGTCACCGATCTGCTGGCCCTCAAGGACGGCCTGCGGTCGGAGATCGACGTGATGGTCAGGAGCGGTGACGCCCGCGCCCAGGTCATCACGCTGGGTCTGGTGCTGGCGGCGCTGGAGGCCCGCACGCCCAAGCAGGCGTGGCGGGGTGCCAGTGCATCGACGGGTGTCGGACCGAAGGACTACCTGGGCTTCCTGGCGGAGAACGGCTACACGCTCTCTGTGGTGGAACACGTCATGGTCGGAGCCAAGACCGCCGACGAGTGCTTCGAGGAGCTGACGCATGAGTGAGGAGACGATTGATGTACCGACGGAGTTTGTGGTGCACGCGGACGGCAACGTGTCCCTGACATTCGGGCCGGTGACGATGGACGATCTGATCGAGGTGCTGGTCTATCTCAAAACGCCCGAAGGCCAGCAGGGATTCGCCGAGCAGTTCAAGGCAGCCATCGAGAAAGGGCCGGTGGATGAGTAATGTACGCTTGACGTAAGGTGTCAAACAGCGTATAATAGTATGTGAAGGTCGGAATGGGCCACCCGCCGCGAGCGTCTCTCTCGCACTCTCTCTCCGCTCGCGGCGGGTTCACATGCAGAAAGGAGAAGGCTATGCGCGAGTGTGTGATCTGCGGTGCACTGCTCGACTACGAGCCGCGGTCTGGACGACCGCCGGTGACGTGTTCGCCGGACTGCCACCGTATCCGCAAGAACCAGAAAAGCGAGGAGTCACGGCAGCGGGCTGTGTCCCGTGGGTGTCCCGACGATATGCACGGGACGTCCACCGGGTACAGCCACTACAAGTGTCACTGCCCGCAGTGCACCAAGTGGGCCCGGCTCTACAAGCAAGAACGCCGAAAGGCATTGAAACACTGAGGGTGTACGGAATCCGTACACCTCCCCCACGAAAGAAAGGACCATTCGATGAGAAGTGTTGCCGCGATACTGGCCGACGGGCGGCTCGCCGCCGCCATCCTGGAGGCCCCTCCGGACGACCTGGACGCGGGCTACACCAATGACGAACTCGCCGCGCAGTATTCGGCGACCGACCGGCTTCTGCACGTGTTCCACGAACTCGATCAGAGGCTGAGCAGTTCCCTCCTGGAGATGTTCCAGGAGTCCACCGAAAGAGAGGAAGTGCAGAGATGAGAAGCATAGGGAACGTCGATCTGACGATCGGCCTGGTGACCATCCCGGTCAAGATGACCGGGATCAGCGACAGCCACGACCGCAAGGGCTCGATGTACCACGCCCACGACGACGGCAGCTACGGCAAGGTCAAGATGCCCAAGACGTGCGAGGTCTGCAACCGGGCCGTGCCGCCCGGTGAGATCGCCAAGGGCTTCGAGGAGGCCGGGTCGACGGTGATGCTGTCGTCCGACGAGATGGAGACCATCGCGGCCAACACCAGCCCCACCGTGGCCATCGACAAGTTCATCACCGCCGCCGAGGTCGATCCGATGCTGTTCGCCGACGAGAACATCTACCGGCTGGTGCCCGACGCCAAGCGCGGCAGGCAGGCGGTGACCACCTATCTGGCGGTGTGCAGGATGCTCGCCGAGCGGAACCTGGCGGGTGTGGTGCAGTACGTCCGGTGGGGCCGCAACCACCTGGCCCTGCTGGAGGTCGAGCCGTCCGACGACGGCGGGGTGCTGATCCTGCGCAACATGATGTGGCCGGATGAGCTGCGCACCGCCGAGTTCCAGGTGCTGGCCGACAACGCCGACACCGAACTCGATCCACGGCTGATGCCGGTGATGGAGTCTGTGGTGGAATCCATGACCGGCGAGTGGAATCCGGCCGACTACACCGACACCTACACCGAGGCGCTCAACGCCGCGATCGAGGCGAAGGCCGCCGGTGGCGAGATCGAGACGGTGGTGTCCGAGGCCGGTGGCGCGGTCGACAACGTCGACGATCTCATCGCCAAGCTGGAAGCCAGTGTGGCCAAGGCACCGGCCAAGAAGACCGCACCTCGTCGCCGGACCAAGAAGGAGGAGGCTGCGTGAAGCACACGACGTACGCCCGGCTGCTCAAGCCGGGGATGGTGTTCCGCGACTACAGCGACTACAAGCCGCGCACGGTGGTGCGGGTGGACGTGCAACAGGACCTGGTGATCGTCCACACCGACTCCCGGGGGGCGGCGCGGCGCATCGTCTACGGCACCCAGGACCGGGTGATGCTGGACAGTGAGTCATGACCATGTACGAGAGCCTGTTCGGCGATCTGGTCGATCCGGTGCGCGACCTGACCGGCATCGACCTGGGGTTCTGGGACACCGGCGGTGGCTGCACCGCGCTGCAGGCCGATCTGGACGAGGACACGACGGTGGTGGTCACCGACTCGCCCAGCAGTCCCAATGGGCAGGAGGCGCACATCAGCAGCGTGTTGCGCCGCCGGGAGTTGGGCGGTGTCGGGTTCATGGTCGGCGTGTACCGCGACGGCGATCAGGTACTGGTGCTCGACGCCCCGGCAGCGGGGATCGCCGAGCTTCCGGAGCTGGTGCACCGGGCGGTGCTCATCGTCGCGTTCGCACGTCTCACCCAGAACACGGCTCTGTAGTTCAGCTAACTATCCGATCGTTTTGCGTTCGGTTTTCAGATACCCACGAAAGGAACGACATGACCCACTGGGCACCCAGCCACGGGAAGCTGCTGGACAAGATCATCGACAGCGTCAGCGAGCGCCAGGAGGAGACCCCACTGTCCTACGAGGGCCGCTGCACCGCCATTCAGGCGGCACTGGCCGAGGCCTCCGGTGACGACGGTGACCTCGACGGCACCACCCTGACCGCCCTGCTGGCCATCGCCATCGACCGGCTCGCCGGTCTGAGCCAGCGCCAGCCTGTCGATCCGATGATCCGTTGAGGGTGTACGGAATCCGTACACCCTCCTCACGAAAGGAAGAGAGAGCATGACACTTGAACTGAAGCTCGACGCCAGCCAACTGGCAGACGCCGCCGCATGGATCGCCAAGATGCCCAACGGCAGTGATCCGATGACGGCAGCAGTCGAAGTGAGCACACTGCACAGCGGACTACAGCTACGTCGCACCGACGGCGCGCAGTTTCGTGAGGCGGTGATTCCTGCACAGGGAGCCGACAACGGGCACATCGCAGTACGGGCCGCCAACCTCGCGTCACACCTGAAAGGCGCATGGGGCCAGGCAATCATTACCGTCGACGCCCAAGCTCTGACGATCAGGCTGGACACCGGCACCATTCGTCTGCGGGCGATGGATGCCGAACTACCCCAATGGCCGCAATTCACGTCAGCGGCTACCACGCGGATCAGCTCAGAACAGGTGGCGCGGGTACTCACGTCGATCGGCACCGACGAATTCCTGCCCCAGCTGACTGCAGCATACTTCGATGACGGAAACGTCGTCACCACCGACAGGTTTCGGATGACCAGGATCAACTTCGCCGAGTCAGGGATCACCACCCTGGTGCCTGGGGCGGCACTGCGCGCCTTCGTCCATAGTGACGTCCTGGTCAATGTGGCAGTGAACGACACCGGACGACTGGTGCGCCTGTCGTCGTCGGGACAGGCGGTGATCATGGCAGTTCCAGACACCGAGTTTCCCCGGTGGCGATCTTTGATTCCTGCCGAACCCCTGCTGAGTATCTACCTGAACCGTGCCGATCTACTAGCTGCGGCAGGTGGTGAGGTGGTCACGCTCACCGTGCGCAGTGATGGGTATATCACCGTGCTCAGCCGCGACGAGGCGGATGAGGTCGAGGTGGAGCAGGACATCACCGCGACACCGCTTCATTGCGAACTCGATGAACCACTGGTGGTGACGATGAAGTCGAAGTACCTCATCGACTGCCTGCGGGCGATCAGCTCCGGAACGGTGTTGTTCGACGCCACAGCGGCCAACAAGCCGGTGATGTTCCGCAGCCTGGGAGACGTTGATCTGCATCTGATCATGCCGTACAAGAAGGCCGGATAGATGAGGAAACGGCCCCGGCTGCCGGAGCCGGGGCCGTCTACCTTCTCTTTCCCCACGAAAGAAAGGTGCTCACGAATGAGCGCCTCCGAGTTTACAACATGAAGGAGTGAGCAATGAGCTTGATCGACAACGCACAGGCACACATCGAGGAGATGGTCGTGTCGTTGAAGGACGACGAGGATTTCCTCCCGTTCATGGCGCTGCGGCGCGTCGAGGAGGGAACCGTTTTCGTCGGACTGATGATGCCGGATGAGCCGGATCGCAAGGACGCCGTCGCCGACACGATGATGGCGCTCTGTGCGATCCACCGCACCACCGAGGTGGTGTTCGCCAGCACCGTATGGATGGTGGAGGGCCCCAAGGATATGAACGTCGCGCCGTCGCAGAGTCCCGACCGGGTCGAGAAGGCGTTCCTCTTCCACGCGACCCTCGATGGCGATGCCTACCACACCGCCTCGGTGCTGCGCAGCTACGGCACCGTGACCCTGGGCGGGTGGGAGCAGTATTCCGCCACCAAGACCATCGGGCGGTTCGGCGATGCCATCCACATCGGCATGAGGATGGGCCGCGACATCGCCACCAACCCCACGCTGTGCGCCTACGTCGACGAGAAGCTCGCCGCCAACGAGGACGAGCAACTCATCAGGAAGTTCACCAGCATGGCCAATCAGGTGCGTGCCGAAGCAGCGGCCAACGCGGCGGCGAGGAATTGAGCGCCCTGCAGCGGGTGCTGGCCTGGCTTCTCGGTTCGCCACCGCAGGCCACGGATCTGCTCGCCCGCATCGAGGAAGACAACGAGGTCATCGAGCCAGGGGTTCTGTGCCTGAACTGCCGGCGATTGGAACGGCAGTGCATCGACTGTCAACGAAAGGAGAGAGAACAATGATCAGGTGCGCCTGCGGCTACGAGGCGGTCGATGAGGCCGACCTCGATGAGCACATGACCAACCTCGCATTCGCGAACGACCCGGAGGGGACGCATCATGCCACTCATAACTGAGCCGGAGGAGATCATGACCGGACTGCATCCCGACCTGCTGCCCTGGTACGAGGAGGAGGGTCCGCTGGGCGCACCGGCGATCCGTCATCCGCTGGTGTACTCGGTGTTCCACCATGAGTCGTTCAACGACCAGATCAACAAGAGCTATCTCGCCAAGAAGAAGGCGGTGGCCGAGGCGCGGCGCAGGAGGCAGTGGAGCAGCTACATCTTCCTGCATGAGCGGCCCTACCGCATCGCCGCGTTCGAATCGCTGGTGGCATGGAGTCGGGTGGGCGATCAGGCGTACTGGAGGCTGCTCGGCGAGATCTGGACCGACAGCGAGAACATCTGGCAGAACCAGGAACTCTGGCAAGACTGCCTCACCGCGGAGCGGCCCTACCGCAGCCACCTGATGAACGCCGAGGAGCGCAAGGCGCTGCGCTGCGACATCGACAAGACCGGTGGCCGTATCTACCGGGGCTATAGCAGCAACGGCAATCCGGCGGGCCTGAGCTGGACGACGAACAGCATCGTCGCCAAGTACTTCGCCCGCAGGCTGACC